ATTGACACTACGCCTGAGATTTTTACTGTTCGACGTGTGACTGATGATGACGGGGACAGCCATATACAGATTTCATGCGGATGGCAATACCATCGACAGGGGAGTGGATAGTAGCGATGCGAGTCGTTATTGATAAAGCACGAATCACGCGATTAGTGCATCGTATACGTCTTATGCGTCATGCAGCTCGAATGTCTACTAAAGAGTCATTCACAAAAATCACTGAAGACATAAAAGCAACCAGCCAACAGATGGTCCCTTACAAAACTGGTGCCCTTCATGATTCAGCTTACACTCGTGTAGATACCAGATCCTATGATGTGGTTGCAGAGGTTGGATACGACAGAAACGATAACCTGGGTTATGCGTGGACGAGGCACCAGATTCCGGCAAGAGAATATACTACGCCAGGAACCTCTCATCAGTATCTGTTGGCTGCATTTTTCCAGCATGAAGACGAAGTGAAAAAGTCCGTCTTAAAACATTTTGGAGAAAATCTACGTCTGATTGGATTTAGAAAACATTCTACACCGTTCGCAGGTGTATTATAATGTCGCTGTTAGAGGACATCAGCCTTCGGCTTGATGATCAAGGACGTGGGACTCGGGGGTCTACTATTTTCATAGGTAGGTCTCCCGATGATCCAGCTAATGTAGTCGTTATCTGGGAAATGATGGGTCAAGAACCCTACAACGCAATGGGTCCATCGGGAACAACCCCTTATGTCAAACGCCCTCGGTTTCAAGTTATGGTTCGTAATTCGAGCTATGCTGCTGCGCAGACTTTGGCAGATCAAGTTTATTCTGATTTGCATTGGTTCAAAGGAACAATTGGATCGACTGACTATATGTTGATTCGAGCTTTGAATCAACCGTATTCAGTCGGAGAAGATGAAAATAGAAGAACACAATTGATGTGTAACTATAGGTCGTGGAATCGATGACAATTAATACATCTATGTTGAAGCATCAACTTCTAGCTCTCCAAAACAATTGTGCAGCTATCGTACATATTGTTGAATCGACACTGACATTATTGGAAGGTGAAGGGAAATCAGATTCGGATGTACATCCGGAGATGTGTTTGCATCCTAAAGAAACATTGCAAGACGCAAGAACAATGGGATTTCCAACTCGATGGAGATGTTCTCAGTGCAGTGATTATTTAGATATCGCAAACGAACAGATGCCCCAGAGAGGGGAACAGGAGATTAACTGATGGCTGTTCAAGGAATAATGGATGCTAGGATAATGTTGGGGGGGTACGAATATACAAGTTTTTCTAATTCGTTGTCCACAGACTATGGTGTTGAAGTTTTAGATGTTACTGTGTTCGGCAATACAACGAGGACCAATCGTGCTGGTCTTCGTACTTTTAGCTTTTCCGTGAATGGCTATCGGGATGACGGAGCAACCACTCCTTTCGGGGATTCCGGGGGAACTGCGTATTCTCGAATAGGAGCGGCTAGAGAAGTGTTTTCATTCGCTCCTGTCGGTACAGCAGACGGCCAACGGTCGTTTACGATTCGTGGAGTGAATGGATCTTATAATCCTTTATCGGGATCGGTTGGAGATCTTCTCCCTTTTGAGTTGACTGGAAGTGCTGCTCATTCCGAATTAATTAAAGGCGTTGTTGAGGGTGTCGGCGCGAAAACTGCGACAGCCAATAGTACTGGAACACAGATTGGAGCATTGTCAGCTACGCAGACTCTATACGCAGCTCTCCATGTTACAGCGTTCAGCGGGACCTCACCTACATTGGACATAAAAGTTCAAAGTGACGATAATTCCGGTTTTTCTTCAGCGACGGATCGAATTACGTTTACTCAGAATACTGGAAGCATCCAATCGCAGTGGGGAAGTGTGAATGGGGCTATTACTGATGATTATTGGAGGTCGGTAATGACAATCGGAGGAAGTGGTCCTTCATTCACGGTGTATATAACTCTAGGTATTGGAAGTCTGGCTGTATCTTAAAGGAGGATAGGTGAATGGCAACTTTTGTGTATACTGACGCTTCAGTCGTGATCAATTCAGTGGATCTGAGTGATCATGTTAAGTCTTGCTCTCTGAATTATGAAGCTGAAATGCTTGATGACACAGTGATGGGCGATACGACTCGCTCGAACATGGCAGGGCTGTTGAATTGGTCGATTGATGTCGATTTTCTGCAAGACTTTGCATCAGCGAAAGTCGATGCAACATTGTTCACTCTAGTCGGGGCGGCAGCATTCGCTGTAGTATTGAAACCCACCAGCGGGTCTGTGTCAGCAACAAACCCATCGTTTACTGGCACTGCGGTTTTGGAATCATACCCCCCTATGACAGGAGGGGTTGGTGACCTTGAAACAGTGAGCGTAACATTCCGATCTGCGGGAACGTTGGTTAGAGCTACATCATAAACTGAGTGGAAATGAAGGGAGGTATGTCCCTCCCTTCATTTTTTTAAAAGTTCCTGTAACGCTCGCTTCTCAGCCTCCGTTACAAGGAATAGGAGAGTATATTATGTCCAGCCTTAAATCTCGTGAATTAAATATTTTTGTAGAAAAGGGTGTTGAGTCTAAGCCCCGGTATCTTCGATACGATTTTAATGCCCTCGCTGATTTTGAACAGATTAATGGTATGGGTCTGGGCCAATTGTTAGCAATGAAAGCCGTATTTGGAACAGCTAGAGCGATGTTGTGGGCTGGCTGTAAGGGAGATGATCCGTCACTGACCCTTATAAAAGCAGGAGATTTGGTTGGATCGTACGTTCGCGCTGGCGGGACAGTGGATACAGTTCTTGGTAAATGTTTTGAAGCTGCTTCGGCTCAAGGAGCTATAGGTTCACCGGCACCAGAAGAGGGAGATGGTGAAGACGATGAATCGGGAAACGTATCCCCACCCACTCCGACAGCGTCAGCAGAAGCCTCCAAACGTGGGGCGAGTGGATCGAAGAAGCCAAATCCATAGCATTCGGGCCATTGGCCCTTAAGCATGATGAACTGTATCGAATGACCCCACAAGAATTTCAAGATCTTTCAGTGGGATGGAATTGGCGAGAACAGCGTCGAGAAGAAGTTGAAGCTAAATATGTCACAATTCTTGCTAATGCGGGTGGGAATTTAAAAACACGCTTACGTATTGAAGACGTACTGGGCCGTCACACTATGCGTCAGACAAAAGATATAAGCGAAAAGAGGAAGATATTGGCTGAACGACGGAAGAAGCAGGATATCTAAATGGCCTTACAAGAAGAAGTAAGAATAAGGTTTGTCGCTGACACAGCAGCATTTGGGGCCGGGATAAATAATGCCTCAAAGAAGTTATCTCGATTCGGGACGAGGTCTTTTTTCCTGGGGTCTCGTATAACGGCAGGTATAGGTTTGCCTATCGCTCTTCTGACAAAAGCGATAGTCGGGATGGGGGCTGCATTCGATCAAGCCATGACCGAATCCTTGGCCATCATGGGGGAAGATGGAAACAGATTACGTACACAGATGGAAGACACTGCTAAATCCATCGCTCTCCAGACTAAATTCTCTGCAACAGAAGCTGCACAAGCCTATTTCTTTCTTGCATCGTCTGGACTAACCGCTGCTGAATCGATGGCGGCGTTGCCCGTCGCGGCTCAATTCGCGCAAGCCGGTATTATTAAACTTGAAAAAGCGACTGAATTACTATCCGATGCCTATATTACATTAGGGTTGCGATCCAGCGATCCAATTGAGAATATGGAGAATATGCAGCGGGTAGCTGATGTTTTAACAGAAGCTAATAACCGTGCGCAAGGTTCTATCATTGAATTTTCTCAAGCATTGACCAACCGAGCAGGTGTTGCATTCCGAGTCTTTGGTATTTCAGTCGAACAAGGGGTGGCAGCTCTCGCGGCCTTCGCCGAACGAGGAATTAAGGGACGGACAGCAGGTCGTCAACTGTTCATCGTTATCCGTGACTTGCAACGTGCATTTATAAAAAACACAAAAGAGTGGGATACGCTGGTTGGACCAGGAGCTGTTTTTGACCGAACTACAGGTGAATTTAAAGACCTTTCTGTTATTATTGGGACATTAGAAAACAGTCTTGAAGGATTGTCTGACATAACGAAAAAGCAAAAACTTCAATTACTGGGTTTTCAAGAACGGTCTCTCCAAGCAACGCTCGCTCTTGTTGGGGCCAGTCATCGAATTAAAGAATTCTCTGGGTGGATGGAGAAAGCAGGCGGTGCTACGCAACGGGTTTCTGAAAAACAGATGACATCGTTTACGAACCAACTGGGTTTGGTGTCAGAACGATTGAAACAAGTCGCCATTGATTTGTTTGACGCCTTTCGACCAACGATTGAGAACCACGTTCTCCCGATGGTTCGGTCTTTTATCAAAAAGATACAAGATCTTACTTCATGGATAAGCACGTTATCGAGAAGAAGTAAGATACTGATAGTTAATTTCTTGGGTTTCGGTGTAGCCCTAGGCCCAGTGATTGCAGCTATCGGAGCTCTCAGCTTAATATTAATCCCTGTAGTATCAACATTCAGGATACTTTCCGTGGCGGTAACCGTATTAAAAGGATTTATCGCCGTACTTGGAACCCAATTTTTATTGCTTGCTCAGCGAACGTTTGCAGCGGGAGCGGCAATTGAGTTAATCGGAACTCAAATGGCGTTTTTAGGGTCTGTCACGACGAAACTCTCAGCGATTTTTTTAAGATACGGAAAAATTATTGGTGTGATTGTGCAGGTCGCTGCAGCGCTGGGCGCGGCCTTCGTCGCTTGGAAATGGGTAGGATCTAAAGCAGATGAATCTGCTTCAGAAATGAAGAATTTATCCGATCAAATAGGCATTACTCACCACAGATTTGTGGAATTAATTGCAGCCTATAAAGACCTTTCTGCTAACACGGACCGTACCGAAGATCAGAACGAGCGGTTAGCGCATACTATAAACATGTTGGCTGCCGCTACTGGTACGACGACTGGGCTATTTCAGGAGCAAGCACAAGATGCCAAAAAGCTTGCCGAGTCGTTGGACGCCATCGCTGCGGCCACAAAGTCAGTTGGCGCTGGGCAAATCGAATTGCTTAGGTCAAGAAGAGCTATGGCTCAAGCGTCATTTGATGAGGCTCAAGCCGAGAAGCAACGGCTTGAGGCTCTCATCAAAGAGGCATCAAAGGGCATCTCTGATGGCTGGTGGGAAAACCGTTCAAGACCAGCAGAGGAAAGGAGGGCAGAAAATCTTAAAGTATTGA